GCGAGCTACTGAATACTTCGTCAATGCTCCAACATAGTCTGTATCAAATCGTTGTACGCTTGCTGTCTGGAATGCCTTCTCAACGTTACCAGCATTACCAACAATATTATCAAGTGCATACTTAGAAACATCGTATGCTTTCTTTGCTTTACCAAGCAAGAGAGTTGGATCTGCAAATACGCGGAACGCTGCATCACCTAGACCTGAGATAGTTCTGTAGGCTCCGCCTGAACCTTCCCACTTCTGAGGAAGGATAGCGTTAGCAAGTGCTCGACCTGGAGAATACTTAGCAGCGTTAGCTGCATCTAGTGCATCTTGAAAGAGTGGATCTTTCTTTTGTGCAGCACCTGATGCAATTTGCTTTTCTTCTTCAGTACCAGTTGCAATAATTTGATCGAGAGTCATACCCTCTGCAACCTTTTGTGCAACAGACATATAGCCTGAGCCAAAGATCTTTGTTGCTGCAGCCATACGTGATGGGCTAAATACCTTGTCACCCTTATCGTTTGCTGTTGTCCACGCCTTGCCAATGTCAACGTTCTGGTCAAGTGCGATAGCAGCAGTACGGTAGGCACGTGTGCTTAAATCTGAAAGTTCTTGTACGCCCTTAAAAGCCAATTTAACTGGAGCAGATACAACAGTAATCAGTGGATCTACTGTGTAATGGAGTGCTGTTCCTAGCCACCCACGCTTTTGCTCAACATTACCAAAGTTATCCTTCAAAGACTTCTGTTGCTCTGGTGTTAGTTTTCCGTACTCTAACTTGGCAACGTCTGATGGAAGGGATGATAACCGCTGGTGCGAGTCTACAGCTTTGATGTAGCCATTGATTTGTTCTTGCTGTGCTGGTGTTAAACCAGCCTGAGAAGAAATGGCTTTAATGTTATTGGAAGTTGATCCCACTACTGACCTCTAGATAAAGCCATCTGGTAGAGAACAGAAATTTCTCCAGTTGTATCGTATGGAAGTAAGGTTGCAAGCGTGTCTGACAATTTACCTTCGGCTGGCTTTGGTGGGCCAGCAATAGTCATAATGTCTTCGTCTGGACGTTCTGTTGGTGCAAATAATTGTGTAACTGGAGCAGGCTTAACTGCTTCTTTAATGTCACTAGCAGGGACTGGACGCGCATCTGGATTGTTAGCAGTTGGCGCACCTGCGATTTGTTCTGCTGTTGCCTTGCGATCACCATAGCTATTTGATGGTGGCAAGTCTTCACGTACGGAGAATTTTCCTGGACCGCCAATTTGTAATGGGCTATCTACCATCGGTATCCTCCTGAATCTTTTCTAAATCGTTTGAAAATTGTTCCCACACTTTGTTTACCTCTGAGTTACGGTTAGCGTTGTAGACAGCTATCTCCATTAACTCTTCTGTTGCTGTATGGATAGAACTTGAAATGTTATGTACTAAACCTGCGAGCACTACTAAAAAATCAGCGAAGTGTACTGAACGTGGAACCTTGATATCTTTTTCATCCACGCTCAGTACCTCCGTTAAATAGAATTTTCTTAGCCCTTCTTTACAGAAGTTCCTTTGCGACCTGCTGGCATCATTGATGGTACCACCTTGCCTGGTCCTGCTGGCTTGGAAGTATCCTTCTTGCCCTCTACAGGCATAGACATTGGTGCTGCTGCACGTGATCCTTTGTTCATTTTACACCTCCCTCGTTTATGCTGCGCCGCTAATTGAAGCTAGCAGGGTTGCTATATCTGGACGTTGTTCTGGACCAGCAGCAGGGGCCGCTCCGCCTTGTTCTGGAGTTGGCTGCGAGGCAGGTACGGGGGCCGCACCTGCTGCTGGAGTTCCTGGTGCTCCTGGCATCATCGCCATTTCTGGAGCTGCTGGTTGTTCTTTAGGTGCAAATGCTTTGCCGATTACGTTTTCTAATTGAAGACCCTTTTGACGGCCTTGGATAACTTCTGCAATACGCGAGATGATCTCGCTAGGGTCTTGACCTTGCGCTGCCAACGCTGGAATGGCTTGAGCATACTGAGCAACAGCCACCCGCAGAGAATCGCGCATTTCTTCGATATCAACACGTTGTTCCTCCTGCGTCACATTAAGCTCCATTGGGATCTCACGACGTACATAGTCACGAGATACGAGCTTGTCTGAACGCATTTGCAATAAAGCAATGATGGCGCGGTTAGGATCCATACCAGACATAATGCCGTAACGAACATCTACGCCATAGTTGCCTGCGATTTGCTTTGATGGAACATACTTCATATTGAATGGAGTACCGTCATCCACGCCCTTGATTTCCTTGGTCATAGAACCAAAGACTTTCTCGTCTACTTCAAAACACATAGCCACAAGGTCTGTGAACAAGCGAGCGAACTGTGCTTGTGCTGCCTTGATCTGTGTGTCAAATCCTGCTTGTAGTGCTTGTACACCACGGCCTGTAACGATAGATGCGTCAATGTTACCTGAGCGAGTCTCTGGGTAACGAGCACCTGTACGTAGTTCACGCTCTAGAACACCAGACTCGGTGAATACTCCGTTAGGTAGTTCTAGTGGAACACGGCGGATACCCTGTGGATTAGCAGAACGCATAATCGCATCAGGTCCCAATGCCAACTCTTGCACATCCTGTGGGATAGCAATAGGTGCTTGGATAGATTTCTCTGCTGCTTGGATCTGCAACACTGCAAATCGAGCACGAGCAAGTTGAACTGCTAGTACATCGTCAAACTGTCCACGTGCTTCGCCATCAATAGATGAACGCATAGCAACGCTAGCTAGGCACTTGCCTACTGGGTTAGGAATGTTTGCCAGAACTAGGTTCTTACGCTCTGGGATAAAGATTAAGTCTTGGTCTTTGTCGTGGTAGCGAACCAAAGATACATAAGGTGAGCCAGGAGAATAAACATTCTTTGGCATAATCTGGTCATAGAACTCTGGGTACTGCATAGCCAAAGTCTCAGCATCAGTTGCTAGGACTTGGGTGATGGAGAGGGTACGACCAAATCTATCAATTTCAGGATAAGTACCAAAAGGATTAAGCAGACGTATTCTCGGATTATTGGTTTCATAGTCCATCTCAATTAACGCTGGCAACATACCGTAGGTGTTGAACCAGTCAGCACCTGTGTACATCTGGATCTGTAGTTCAGAAGCTGCCACGTAGTAGTTAGCGATACGTGTACGAGTATCTGCAGCTTTGCGCTGTGAGTCAGAAACCATATTGGTAGCAGCGCAGTTAAAGGATGGCAGTGGAGACATTACCTCTGCCAAGTCACGTGCTGCTACATCTACGAAGTTAGCTACGAGAGGCTTTGGATATTCCTCTGAGAACATTGCTGGGTATACCTTGGAGATGTCACCCTGACGCACAGAGAGCACGTCACGCATTCTCTGGTCACGTGCCGCATAGCGGGTCTGTAGACGGGCTACTTTCGCTGCGACCTCTTTAGTTGATAACAATGTTTCTCCTTAGATGAATGTACGTTCTTGCTCTGCGAGCAGTTCGTCAATGTTGACGACCATTCGCTTGCCCTTCTCGTAACGAGATAGGAATGGGTTCTTCATATGATGTGTAGCGTGGATACCTTGGTTGAGCATCTCACGTGCGCGGATCTCACAGAACCACAACGCCATCACCATATCGGTCTTACCCTTGGTCGTAGGTGACCAGGTAATTAACTGTTCAATCATTGCCTTAATGTTTTCCGTTTGGTCACTAGGCATATGAATCAAATTGTCGCGGTGGTGCTTTCCGTCGTGCTGCTTGGTGCCAAACAAGGTTGACATAGACGCAACACCGAAACCTGAGTCCCACTTGTTGTTACCCGTGTGATGCTCTCGCAATAACACGCCTCGGCTTGCAAGGTTGGCACGGATGCCTTCGTCTTGCGTAAGGAACGACTGAAAAGCATTCTTCTCCACAATCCATTCACTAGGACTATAGAGGCTAGTCCAGTCAAAGATTAGCTGACGTATCTGAGCAGGCGTTGGCCTAGTAATCTTAATAGCATCAACGATATAGCGTTTATGTGTAACCCGATCAACAGCGTAACAAACGGCGGCTGTATCACCAACCATAGCGGGATCAAGACCACAAATAAAAGAAAAGCCATTAACATCGCGTGGATGCCCTGGATGACCAGGGACAAGACGACCCGCTTTACGCATACCATCAATAGAACCTCGCACACATACTGGGTCAAAGATGGCATCATCTGAAATATCTTGTTGCTGGTAGACCAGCGCCCAAGTAGATGCGTCCATCGCTTGACGTTCGTTGTAGAGGTTACGACCATTCCAACGTGGGTATAGTCCATCCTCATTCAAATCTGATTCATCTTGCCCATCGAATGGAGCATCGGATGCTGGCCAGAGGGTAACCCACTTGTCAGGGTCTTCATCTGTCTCCAGCAGAGCTGGCATCGCTAGGTACTTCCAAGGAACCTGACCACCTGGATAGCGGTCTGGGTTACGTAGTTCTCGATAGAGGTCTACGGAGGCTACACGGGTACCAATGATAATTAATTTACCAGTAGGGTTAAGACGGGATCTAACGTCCTGTGTCAGCCACTTGATCTGGCGTTCAAACTCGTTAGCGTTCTTGAGAGTAACCGCGTCGTCTACGATAATCATATCGGCACGCTTACCGTAGATCTGACCACCGATACCAACGGCTTCGATATTTGGGTCCTTCTCAGAGGACTCGCGTAGTTCGTCACCAAATGTAATACGGGTAGCCTGCCACGAGGCAGACTTAGAGTTAAACCCTACGCCAGCAGCATAAGCATTTTGAAGGTTCTCATACATTGGGTGAGTCAAACGCTGCTTGATGGCGTAGAGAAAGTCGGCGGCTAGTTGCTGAGTCTGGGAGACTATCAGCACACGAAAGTTAGGATTACGGGCTACCTGCCAGGTGACGTAGTCCACCGTGATTGTGATGGACTTGGCGTGGTTGGGCGGGATGTTAATAAGGATACGGTTGTTAGCTAGACCCTGCTCAAACTTCATTGAAGGGTGTAACCAGGAAACCTCGTTGCCTTCAATCATATCCACAAGGTTTTGCTGGTGGGGGAAGGTCTTGGAATTAAGGAAGCGTTGGCGGAACTCGGCAAATGAGATGTCGTGGACATCGCCTGATGCAAAGGACTTGTCTTTGAGTCCTAGGCGGGTTCGGTCAATCTTGTCTGTAAAGATCTTGTCAGTACGTCGGTAGTACTCGTATGTCTTCATAGACTTGCCAGCCGATAGGCAGGCTTGTTCAATGGTCATACCCTCAGCTACACATCCTAAGATGATTCGCTTTGCTATATCTGCTGAGTTCTCAGCCATTGGATCTCCAGTATCTCATTGGGTTATAGATAGACTACACCCGATTAAAAGTCGTGCTTGGCACGACATCAGTTACCGTAAACTCCCGAGCAAGCTACAGCGTAGCGAGGGGTAAGTCAGTGCTCGTCCTAGGGACTCGCGTAGGGTAACCGTAGCGAGACTGTACGGGGCTATCACAATTACCGCCCCTACTGTATATAAGGCAGGAATAAAAAGTGATTTCCTGCCTATGGTATAAAGTATTTACAGAAAGTGACTAACGTCACTATTAAATCGGTACAAAATAGGACATTAGTAAGTGATCTGGTTCACTTTAGGAAATATATCTGTAGTGGGTACATACTATACACACGGACTAAACTTAACACCTAGGGGTCTGCTCGCCGCAGCTGCGGCCGCTGGCCGCTGCAGCTGCGCTGCTGTCGCTGCTGTACCGTACTGTAGGAATTGGCCGCGGGTTGGCTACCGTATCGGCGGCCTCTCTCTCGTATATATTCTCTCCATTGAATTAATAAACTCTCTAAAGCTGGCCAGCTGTTAGCAGCTCGCGGCCTATCCTCGCGGCCAGCTCGCGCAGCTTCTCAGCTCGCGGCCAGCTGTTGCAGCTGCGGCCAGCTGTCAGCTCGCAGCTTCTCCCGCTGTTATTTACTCAGGATCTTCCCAGCTAATCGTTACCATATTGTGACCTAATTATTTAGCTTTCAGCTTGACACGCTCATATGCGGTAAGGTACTTTACGGATATCAGCTGAAGAGTTCAGCTGAAGGAAGGTAAATAAATGCTAGCTCTAACAGCTGCAATAGCTATTCTAACCCCAGCTCTTCTCTATGCAATTCTCCCCAGCGTTACGCTTACCTATGACGTAACTATCCTATTCGCACTAATCTCTCTACTGTCTGTCAGCGTATTAGCTGGCACAGTGGCACTATGGAAGCAAGGTAAGTAAATGGATACCTTAAAGCTACAGACAAGAGCGCGCTGCGTAGAGTGTGGCCGCGTGTTTAACCTATTAAACGAAGAGGAAGCGGGAGAGTATTACTATGGCCACGATTGTGAAGCATAAAGCTATCTGCGGCGATTGCGACAGCTTAGCCGCCAGCATATGGTTAGAGCCTTACGGTAGCAGCTTCCTAGCTGTCATAAGCTGCCCTAATTGCGGTACGAGTTTCGATACTAACCTAGACCCAGCAGACATAGAAGCACTACGCTAGAGCTTGACTAGCTGCCAGCTGGCAACAGCTGGCCGCTGGCCTAGGGCTAGCCTAGGAAAGATCCTAACCTTGGAAGGGGTAGAGAATGACTACAGCAGTAGAAGTAAAGGGTGAGACAGCATCTATTGAATGGGCAGTGTTTCCATTCACTTACCTAGGAAAGAGCTATAACAGCAAGGTGAGCACTACTAGCCGCCAGCTGCAGACTATCGCTAATTTACCCGCTGGCGTGTTCGATAGTATGAACACTAGCGCGCTGCGCGATATCTCTACAATTACCGCAGCTTCAACAGTGGAAGAGATTAGAGCAGAATTAGAGCGCCTGAACGCTGGCAGCAGCTGGGCATTCCTAGAGCTGGCGGGAGAGTAATCATATGAGAAGCAAGGAAGAGAAGCTAGCATTCATTCGCTCACTAAGTGACGCGGTAGAAGTGATGGAAGAGCGCGGGACTATTGCGCCAGTGACGCTGCTGGAAGATTTCAGCGTGAGGAATAGTCTGCTTATCCTATGGCAGAAACCTACAGCTACTAAGTGCGCAGGCTTCCACGATTGGAAGAGCGCGGGTAGAAGTGTAAAGAAGGGGAGCACTGGCGCAGCTATCCTAGTACCTGTTGGTAAGTATATGAATGAAGAAGGGGAAGAGAAGCTGCGCTTCAGCTGGCGTTATGTCTTCGATATTGCAGACACTGAAGAGCTGGGAGAGAATGCGCCACGCCTAGCGCGTGAAGTAGCTTAGAGCTTGACTATTGCATACGGTAGCTATACCGTATGCAGTGGCCTAGAGCTAAGCACTAGGAATAAACTACCTTGGAAGGGGTAACAGAATGGCAGGAAGAGAGAAGAGCTATATCCGCCTAGTAGATATTGAGACAGGGGAAGAAGTAGCAGCGGCAGTAATGACAGCGGCAGCAGTGAAGCGGATCTCTAAGCTTTACGCTATCTACGGTATCTATACAAAGGCGGTAGCGTAATGCAAGAAGTGAAGGAAGAGTTCAGGCATTGCGATATTGAGCAGACTATAGCGCAGCTGGGAATGAGTAACCTGTTCGCCATAAGTGGCGGGAGAGTAATCAAGCGCAGCACTGGTATCACTTTACCTATTAGCAACGGTTACAGCTTAACTATTGACCTTGCTTGGAGTGATACCTATACCGTACGCAGACTATTCACTAGAAGCGGGAAGGTATCTATCAAAGGTGAGCTAACTGGCGTATATTGTGAAGACTTGGGAGAGGTTGCCTACTATGGCAGCTGCTTCAGATCTCACCTTAACTGGGGCGATAAGACTTGGCAGGATACAGTGAACGGGAAGGAAGACGAATGATAACTAGAAGAGGAAAGAGAGTGCGAGCAGTAGCTATTGCGCTGCTTATCGTAGCTTCATTCTATATCTCAGGCCATATTAACTGGGTTGGTGACGGTTGGTGCTGGGGAACAATTACCGAGTGTTACTTTACAGAAGGGAAGGGGAAGTAATGATTACAGCAACAGAGTGCAAGAGGTTCACTGATTTCATAGGCCGCAAGGCTACCGATACCTACGACCTAGAGAATGGGAGAAGGGTAAAGGTATATACATCTCACTACAAGGGGAGCAAAGCTATCGTTACAGTGGTCAAGGAATGCAGCGTGAGCTATAGCGGCAGCTTCGTAATGGAGAAGTGGCGGCAGGGCGAAGATACTATGGTGCGAGTGAGTGTTATTCCTTGCAGCCGATACAGTAACAAGGCACTGGAAGAAGCTCACGCAGCGGGAGTGGCGGCAGCAGCTGAGCTAGTGCGCCAGCTACTAGATAAGAATGCAACTATGGAAGGGGAAGAGGAATGAGCTACGAGCCGCCGTTAAATGACCCTACATTCTATGAAGAAGAGGGTGAAGAGTTAGGCGAAGAGTTCGATACACTAGAGGAAATGGAAGGGGAGAGCTGATGGATAAGGATATATTGATCGAAGCCTTGGAAATAGCTAAGAATAATTTTGACTATGATGCTGAGTACCATAAGGCAGAAGCGGTGCAGGAATATATCAAGCAACTAGAAGAGGGTGAGGGTGAGTGGTGAATAAAGAATACTGGCAAGCTAAGGCCGACCTATGTCGTGACCTTGCAATGATACAGATACAAGAGGAAGAGACGGAGAAGGAAGCAGGAATGAACCTAATGAGAATGACCTACGCACTATCAATGATTGATACATATTCAGAAGGGAAGGGCGAGTAAATGACAGAGGATACAACTACCCACGTGTTTACAGTGGTGATACAGGCAGGGCAGAAGTGGAACAAGGTAGAGCTGTTTGATTTCAGCGGCGGTGAACCTACCCCGCTGGCAGCTGGAGAAGGTAGCAACTGGCGAACAGCGTTAGGTGAAGCACTATCAAAGATCACGCTGTCATCAGAGACACCAGCTGAAGAGAAGACTATTAACGATATAGTTAAAGAGAATGTAGAAGGGCAGGGGGAGAATGAGTGAAGTGATTGCATTCCACCCTCGCGTATCTCCACTGATTAATCTTTATGAAGTGGTTGATGAGAAGGGAGTGGCGATTTGGGGCGGCAATAGTGCCAACGAAGCTATTGAATATCTAAGACGCAGCCCTGTTAATTGCAGGCTTCTAGTCTCAGGCTGGGATAGTGATGAGGAAGATGCTCACCTAGTAGGACAGTCATTGGATATTACTAAGGCTATCTTTGCAGCATTGGCAGTTGGTCAATGAGTGATGAGAAGAGAATGGCAAGTGCTGCAAAGGCAGCTGTCTATTACCGCAACTACCGCAGAGCTAGGGATAGGGCATTAATCAAGCTCTCTCACCTGCACCCAGAAGACTACAAAGAATTACTGGAGAAGGAAAAGGTGAGTGATGAGCAAGAAGGCAAGACGTGGATTGATCTTAACGGTACTACTGTTAGTCCTCGTATCGTTGCACGTGCAAAGGCTAGGGGAATTACCCTTACCCAAACCGATACCGACCAAGGCGACAATGGAGGAAAAGCGTGAGAACAAACGAACAGCATACAAATATAGTAGTCTCAATTGCAAACATGACTCAACAATCACAAACTAAAACAGAACCAAATCAATATCAACAAAGCCTCAC